TAACAAATCCTTTTCATCATAATCACCAGCACGAATTAAACCATTAATTAATGGTACTATGTAAAATTGAATATTATTTATATTTACAATATTATTCATAGAATATGATTGTTTATCAATAAGTGCTTTAAATAGTTTACTTCTTATTTTAGATAAACCCTTATCTATAAGTCTTTTAGTTTCTGGTTCTTTAATATCCATTGAATCACCTATATTAGATAGTGCTACTAAATCAAGAAAATTGTCAGCATAATCATTCCATGTTTCTTCATCAAGTGCCTGAAGAAAACGATAACAAATACCCCCTCCGCATAAATTCTTATTAGGATAATTACACATTTGATTATTTACAACTATAGCATATGGATTTTCTTGATCTGATAAATGATGGTCTAAAATAATTATATCAACATCTTTTTCTTTAAATTCTTTACATTCTTCAATATTATTACTTCCCGCATCAGGTATTATTAATAAATTTATATTATCAGGTATTTCTACATCATAAGATATTCCATGCTGTTTTTTAGTATGCAAGGAATAAGATAAGTTTGCATTTGTATCAAGATATTTAATATACTTATATATCATTGAAGTTGAACAATACCCATCACAATCGGGATCGACAATAATATGTATTATGCTTTTATTGTTTATATGTTTCAATAAACATTCTACTGCTTCTTGAATATTATCTAACTCACTATAATGAATTAATACATCATCTGTTAAATTTAAATATGTATAAGTATTATTAATACCTCTATTTTTTAAAACTGTTTCTTTTGCATTATAAATATCATTCATGCTATTTTCTATTAATTTATATTTCATTTATATTATACTCTCCTAATATGTTTTCTATTTTCCTTAATTCCCCAAAATTAAATTCTTTTATTCCTTCTGCGTTTTTTATTAATTTATTATCAATATCAAAATATATCCAAGTATGATTTGTTGTTTCAAAGAATTCATAACCAATACTAATAATATTTAATAACATTTCGTCATTGGGCAATAAATCATTGCAAGATATAATTCTAATTAATTTCCATCCCTTACTTTTATAATAATATTGTCTTTTTATTTCTTTAGTTTTAAATTCTCTTTGAGATAATTTACCCAACTTAACTAATAAGTCATGCCCACCACCATCATACTCAATATAAATTTTATTATCAGGGAAAGCTATATCTAATAAACATCTATTAACTGCATAATTTAATTCCCCACCAAATAAATTATGAAGATAATTTTGTTGTATTGATGATATTCCATTACCATTTTTATATTTACTTTCTAATTGCCTTTCAATTGCTAACTTTTTTACTTTTTGATTTTGCATTGGATTCTCTACACCATATTTAATTAAACATGTTTGTTTCTTTTTTTCTTTATATTCATTTGTTTGAGTATGATTATCAACACCATACTTTTCTTGTATTGTTTTTTTTTGCTTTTTCTTTAAATTCTTCTACTTGAAACGGATTTTCTACCCCAAATCTATCTTTTAAAGTATTTTTTCTTTTCTCAACAAATTCTGGTACTAGAGCTGGATTTTCCGCACCATACTTTTCTAAATTAGTTTGTTTAATTTTTTGTTTAATTTCATCTAATTGAAAAGCATTAGATACCCCTTTTGTTAATTTCATAACTTCTTCTTGTTTTTTAACTCTACATTCAAAATTATCACAGCAATCTTTTTGTATATATCTTCTTTGATGATTATAACTAAAATATTTTTTTGTTGATATATTTATTTTACAATAATCACAAAGTACTTCAACCTCTTCTTGACTACCTAACATTAAATCCTCAATATTTATTAATAATTTCGTACCTCTTTTCATTGTATATTTACCATTTTTATCTAAATATTTTAACGATTCTATGTCATACCCTTTATCTTCATAATATTTATTATCTTTATGTAATGTTATATATACTTGTTTTGTTAATAACATTTTTACTCCTTTTTATATTTATTTTATTTTATATAAACAATTATTTAGTAAATATTCAAATTTATTTTTTGAATCTGAAGGTGATTCTTTATCATTGAGAATATTCTTATCATCCCAAAGGTAAAAAATATTTACACCATCAACAAATCTATCTGCTATATTTTCTATTTCTTTTTTAGTAACATCTTTATCAAAACAAAAAATTAAATCAACACCCAAACGAGTTAATTTTTCTATTTGTTGAGAAGATATTTTCTTCCCGCCTATCCCAACAGAATTACAATATCCCATAGACCAGAGTTGTAAACAGCCTTTTTCTGATTCTGTAATAAAAACTTTACCTTCTTGTTTTATATATGGGTATGTTTTATGTAGTCCATATAATATTTTTGATCTCGCACAAGGTTCTAAATAAATATATTTTTGTTCCCATTCCTCTATTGTTTCTTTAAATAATCTACCTTTAACACCTACTAAGTCATGTATCTCTGATCTTATGGGAACGGTAATTCTATTGGTCAGTTCATCATATCTAATTTCAAATTCATATTGTGTTTCATAGGATATTCCATCATTTAAAAACATATCGTTTAAATATGGTTTATAATATGAAAGTATTTTTTCGGAAATTGGTTTTAATGGTCTTTCTTCTTTTTGATATTCTCCTTGTTGCATTTCATAAATTAGTTTGGTTATACGAAGACTTTCAGGTATTTCTTCTTCAAAATCATGGTAATATGAAATTCCTAAAAAATTGCATAAATATTTCAATGCTTCAAAGAAAGATAATTTAGAATTATAACACACAAGGGATATTAAATCAGAAGGATTTCCAATATCTCTTGTATAGTTAATGCAATTAAGATTTTCATTTAGGTAGACAGTAATACTTTGTTTATTGTCACCATCAATATTTCCACAAGTGTAATATCCTGAAGAATGATATTTTATTGAATGACATCCTATTTCTTGGAGAATATCTTCTATTCTATTGTTTTCATATATGTACTCTTTTAAAAGTTTTATATCCAAAGATATTCACTCACTTTATTTTACTTTTCTAAATACTTCTCCACATTCTACCCATATATTCCGGTTAAGATCAATCTCGAATAACATTGCAGTTTTTCTTCCAGTCCTATTTTTATCTATAACAAAAATTACGAATTGTTTATTTAAATCCAAATCTCTTTCTTCTGGTTCTCCCCAATCAGATGTGGTAATATAATAATATTTATAATATTCATCCTTTCTTAAATGTTTAAACATAGTTAATGAGTCTAAAACATGCTTAACAGCTTTACATTCTGCAATATTACTTGAACTCATCATTAATGGTTCGATATGGTTTACATCGTCAGTAAGTTGTATGCTCCCAAAAACAAAAACATCTAATTGAGTAGTTAATTCGGATAACTTTGTTACAGTTCTTTTAAGTGCCGACCAATCCCCAATAGTGCTTTGTTCGTTTTTTAAAGTGTCATAAAAATAATATTTAACTCCATAAATTAAATTATGTTTTCTTATTTCATATGACAAACTTTTGTCATCATATCCATCACTAACATCTTTTGCATATATTAATCCGTCCATTTCCCTTTCAATCCAATTGCCTATTTGATAAATTATTTTATATTCATTTGATTGTTCAATTAATTTATTCCTATGCTCATCTAGTGTTTCAAGATAATTTCCTGAATCATCTATTTTTCTATAAATAAAATTACCATCTTTATCTTTATATAATCCCAATGCTATTTCTCGTTCATTTTTTGTAATTTTAAACCCATGCAATTGAGCAAACTCTGGATTATTTATAACTGTAGTTAGTAATGCTAGTCTCATATCGTCAATTGACATTTCATTTAGCAATACACACACTTTTTGTTTTAAAATAAGTGCTATATAAGCAACTATTTTAAACAAATATCTTGATTTACCACTGTTAGATAAAGCACCATTTGCCATCATAGTACCAGTCCTTATTCCCCTAAATAAATCATTCATAATAGGGAATGGCAGGGATAATCCAACATCTGGTTTCTCTAAACATGTATCAATCAACATACACATTTTTTCATTTAAAATTTCACTTTCGTTGTTAGTTAAAATAACCGTATGTATTCTATCTGCCTTACTTCTAATTAATCTATATATATCAACGGCATTAAACAACTCAAATTTGGGATGCTCTATAATTTTTTGAACATTAAACCCATTACGATCATATTCTCTTAATAATGAATACTTTTTTAATATATCAAAATAATTTTTAAAATCATCTATTACCGCAAGGTCAATCCATGATTGTAATGTTTTCCAACCACCATATTTTTTGTATGTTGCTAATCGTTCTTTGTCTTCTGTCATATAAGCATTTATATTATTTTGATTGAAAGTTTGTGTTCTTTTTTGATATATAATTTCGGCATTATCATAAAAGAATTTAGTAACTTCATCTGCAAAATCATATTTGCTTTTAATATGTTGTCCGTACTCTACAAATGTGTCTGGTTTCTTATAGATACACCCTACTAACATAATTTCATTTTGAACATTGATAATTTCTGATTTATCTATTTTTTCTGCCATAAACAACTCCTAAATTTCATTAATTATATCTGATATGTTAAAACCATTTGAATTAACACTTGGTTTGTTTGTGGTACTTATTTTATTAAACTCTATTTTATTTTTAAAATCATCTTTAACTTGTTGGCGTTCTTGTTCAATAATTCTCTGTTTTTCCTTCCATTTCAAATAACTATCATATTTATTTAACAATATTGCCAGATCATAATTTATTCTAGCAACTCCAATTAAATTTTTACCCTTCCTACTATTTGAATTATTTATTCTATCTAATTCATTTTTCTTTCGCGTCCACATATCAAGCAAATCTTCAGGTGGTATCTCCTTAGATAACCCTTTATATATGCCAGAAAATATTTCGTCCATTTTTATATAAAAATAACTAGGTAAAACAACCGTATTATATGTATTTTGCAACCATTTATATAACCTTTCTTTATTGATTATATTATTTATTTCTTCTCGGTTTTCATTTTGAAGTTGTGTAAATTTATCAACACATTGTTCTTTAGAAAGTTTATTATTTTTTCTATCTAATGTTTCATTAACCGCACAATCAAAATGATAATACCTTTTTTTGTAATAAACAAAATTGTCTTTTTCTATATCGAGATATTCTTTGCAACATTTACATTTTCGAGTAATACTTATATTAATCACCTACTTTTATATAATAAGGGAAGTTTAAAACCTCCCCTTATCATTAAATTATTTAATTACTTACTATATCAAAATATTGTTTTAGTTGCTCAATGTCAGTTAACTTTTGATATGCTTTTGGAAGTCCTGCTTCAGCAATTTTTGCTTGTTTTAAAGATTTGTCTTTAGCAGATAGTTTGGTGATAATACTTCTAATAGCACTATGATAATCTTCGGCAGTTTTTAATTCTATTTCAGAATTATTTAACTTGGAGTTATCCCATTCTTCATCAAATTTAGCGTTTTCTTTTTCAATCGCTTTCATTTCTTTATCAACAGATTTGTTTAAATTATTAGCAATAGTAAAATCCTTCTTACCTTTATTTTTATCAATAACTACTTGCCAATCTAATAGAGTAGGTTCAACAAGAACTTCATCTTGTTCATGCACAAGAGTTCTGTCTTTATTTTCAACCATTGCTTTAATTATTCCATCATCATCTTTGAAAGTACGAAGGACTGTTTTAACATTATATCTTACGTCTTTAAATCCACCTGGTTGTTTTCTACCTGTTGCCATTGCCTTAATTGAACCATCTTTGTCTCTATATGATTCTTTTTCATCTTCTTCCCGACAAGTAACAGCAAAATGCTTTCCACAAGCAAGTAAATCAAGAATTAAATCCTGTCCTTCAAATTTTAGTGTCTGGTAATCCTTTATTTCGATACCAGCCCCATCAATTGCAACTTCTTTTTCCATACCAATTAATTCATTTTTCTTTGCCCTTACGGTTGCTCTCTTTTTACTAAAATTCAACATACTCTGTTGTTTAGCTACATAAAGCAAGGTAACACCGTCAACTACTATTGCATCAGGTCTAAATGGTAATCCTTCTGCATCTAAATATACTTGATCTGTTTCATTGCCATCTTCATCAAATTCATAAAAATCTTCATTATCTTTTACTCTACGAATAAAATCTTTAACTTCTGAAATAGATTGAGTATAGATAATATATATATTTCTTAAATCATAACCTTCATCTTCATAGTTTTCTAAGTAACTATCGATACTTCCCTGCTCTGGATCAATGTATAATACTTTAAAAGGTTTTCCATCTTCTTTTTTAAACTTCATAAATTCTAAACATAAAGAAGATTTCCAGCAACCTTGCTCGCCATAGATTAAGAATCCTAAATTCGTTCTTACTTTACTACCTCCACGACCAATAGCCATATGTGTTTTATTCCTCCTATATTTTTATTTTGATAGTAATTTACAGGGAGTAAATTAATACTCCCTTATAAATTCTACCATGCTTCATCGTCTTCATCAGAAGAACTATCACTACTAACACTACCCCACTCATCAGATACACCAAACTCATTTTCTGCTTTCTTGCTTGCCTTGATTTTTGCCAAAGCATTTTCTATAACTTCTTCTGCATAAGTTTCTTTATCAATAGTCTTAGGGTCTGCACCAGTAATTATCAATTCCCTCTTAGTAGGAGAATTAATCTTATCCATTTTATTTTCTTCTCCCCAACCATCGGAAACCTCTACTTCTTCAATATCTTTCATAACTGAGATATTGCCCCATACTTTAATAGCAGTATAAGGTTTAAGATTTTTCTTAAAGGTGTTTGCCAAATCCTTTTTCTCAACAATAAATTCTGCATCTTCAATAGAATTGTAATTAACTATTTTTGCAGATACTACAAAACGCTTCTTTTCTTCATCTTCAGGTTCAATTCCGGTAAAAACTATAATCTGTGTAAAATCAGCAATAGGAACATAATCTTCTTCATCAAAATCTACATCTTTGCAAAGTGACACTTGGTTGGGAACAAATTTGACTGCTCTTCTGGTTTCACCATTAACTTCATAATGACTATAATCAATAGCACCTCTAATAAATACACTCTGGTCATCAATCAAATTATCACTGATTTCCTTGCAAGCATCATATCCGGTAAGCATTTTCTTATCGTTTACTTCATTACCCTTATTGTCTGTGATTTTAGAAACTCCAGTATTAACACCAATAAGACGATAACCTTCTTTATTGAATTTAAATCTATCTTTCCAAGGGATATCTTGAACATCGGATTTTCTTTTTCCATCAACAGTTTCACTCTTATAAAAATATACCTTATCCTTTTCACCATCGGAAAGAGTGACATAAATAGTAGAATCTTTGTTGTTCTTTACTCCAAAATTAAGTATTCTCCAAGGTTTTTGGGTTTTGGTTTGAGTTTCCTTGTAAAAATTATCCTTTTGTGTACCTGTTACAATACCCTTAACCTGGAAATTTCCTCTAGTTTGGGGTAATTCTAGTCCTTTGTTTTTTTTCTTTTCCTTTGTCATATGTAGTTATTTAACCTCCATTTTTATTTTTCTATTTTAATCATTAATAAATAAAATTTTATTCATCTTCAATTAACTTTAGACTTCCTTCAATCATATCAATAACTTTCCAAATTTCTTTATGATTTTCGCCACTAGGAATTATTTCAATTTCAACTTTTTCGGGCTTCGATCCTTTAAATCCAGTAATAATACCTTTTTTTACAATTCCATCTCCTTCGGTAACAAAGGTAATTTTCTGACCCTCAGATAGAATTTGATTGCCATCTTCTTCCGTTTCAACTTCAATTGACTTATAAGGTGCAACTAATACATTTATCATATTTTATGTATATTTCCTCCTTTCTTCAATATTTCAAACAGCATTTATTTTAAAATAAACTCTTATATATTGAATTTATATAAGACAAATTTAAAATCATGACAAAATTTGTTTTCTATCATGTTTTTTGTAAGAATCCCAATATATCGGGGTTTGCTGGTAGTGGTTAATCCCTATGTTTCGGGGTTTAAACAGATTAAATTGAAATATTAACCCTTAAATTGTTCAATTTATTTTGTAATTCCTCAATAACCTTTTCTACATCTTCTTTACCCACTAAATTACAAGAAACATTAACAATAATACCATTAGTATTATTATTGAAAAGTTCTCCGATAAATTTTAATCTTCTAAACCCTCCCCCGAATCCTCTAAGATATTCAAGGTCAGATTCCTTTGCAACAAAGCCTTCTTTACTTACACTAAGATATTTATCTAATTCTTTACTCCAAACAGTATCTCTCATTCCATTTGTATATCTCATAAATTCTATTTCATAAATATTCATATCTTACCTCCTTCTTACTTATTTATTTTTTGTTTCTGAACCAAATCCGGCTTTTATGCTGATTTTCTATTAAAGAAATGCCTATACAATGGTATTTATAAAAAGCAAATTTTAATGTTTTTTAATCTTTTGACACATATTGCTGGTATTTTAATTATATACTGTTTGTGGTTAAATGTCAAATATTTATTTTACGTTTCTTATTCTTTCATTAGCAATATCTACCCACCATCTACCAGATTTATCATCTTTGCCATTATCGAATCCAATATAATTTCTATTTGTTTTAATACATGCTTCTGCGGTAGTCCCACTTCCTATGCAATTATCTAATACAGTATCCTCTTCACTAGTAAATAATTTAAT